ATGTCCACAACATTCTGTTCTCCCGATGGCAGTACGCTCCCTGTAAAGACAGTTCCAACGCTGACGTTCTCAATCACGATTTCGCGAACTGGGGTAGCCCCAAGATTTATCATCAACGTATTGTCGCCATCAGTGTAACTAGTAGGTACATCTAATGGAGCATTGTTACCTACAAGAGATGCAGCATATATACCACTATCGCCTCGACTGAAGCTACGTCCCTCCATGACCTCTGCCACGGCAACACCAGTAGTAGCCACAGACCCTGCGAACAACACGGATGCAGCCATTTGTGGATTAAGACCCATCATTCTAAGGAAACTGTACGGAGCTTTCAAGGTTGTGAACAGTGCCTTCCACTTAGCAGACTCAGCCTGTAAGTAGTTCACAGTATCTAGTATCTTATCTCTCCATAACCTAACCTTATTATAAGTACGAACTGGGGATGCTATGAAATCCCACCAGAGAAATTGTAGAGATATCAGGAATCCAAAACCAAACTTATCATTCATGGCATCACTCCGCTTCTAATACCTTCATTCCTAATGCAATTATACCACCGATAGTACCAGTGGCTATCTCAGGCTGTTGCTGCCAAGCCCCAACCCCTGCAAGAATACCCAGCACCAGTATCGCTAAAAATATTTGAGGACGCACTTTACCTATCATTTCTTGTTCTTCTCCATCTTAAATACACCTAGCTTCTTTCCAAAGGTTGCCCACTCGTTAACTGTTACTCCACCTGCAATCATCTTGATGCCGTAATCAGCCACAGCCCTGCGTTCCTGTGCTGTATCCAAGTTAGCCACCATCCTGAGAGCCAAGTCTAGTAGTGCCTTCTTATCCGCTGGCAAAAACTTCATCAATAGACTTAACATCATTCCTCCTATCTCGTTATATCAACATTTTCATAGACAACATCGGCTGGTGTGCGCCTACGTCTGTCTGGCTGTATGGTTATAACATCTCTATCGGCATCGTATTTAGTTCCCATGATATAAAACGTGCGTACATCATCCAAGGCTATCGGCGCAGATGCAGGTACTAAGTCTTGGATACGCAGTACCTCTCCGGCTCTAATCATATACTTTGGCACTTCCTCAAGCCTACCACCAGATTGGGCTGTTACACGATAGACCCTGCCAGAGATTTCAAAGCCCTGCCGTTGCCTTGGCAGACTTTGCTCTGCTGCATACATCGTGGCTGCATCTTCTAATGGGGCTGATGGTGAACTTGTAGGTAGTTTGAATTTCACTTCCCTCCGTGGATATAGCAATAGGCTCGCTGCGTTATCCACGGCAGTACCCAACGTTGAACCCTGTACTGGTATAACTGAGTTACGCAAATCTAATACAGATTGTGTAAGACGCAGGTTAGTAAAAGACTCAAGCCAAACGTGCCAATCTATATCTGTAACAGTTCGTTTGAATAGATACGGCACTCTGTTATCCCAGATAGCAAAGAACCATACCGAATGGTCTGATGCTGATAGCTTCACCAAGTCGTTAATGCGAGCTTGAGGATATTCTTTAACAGATAAATCTATTCCTGCCAAATCAACGTCTGCTTCCTCTAGATTAGTTTGGTCGCTGTTAATGTCTGGACATTCCTCTGTCAGCATTTCTGCCACAATCTCGTGCATAAAATGGTTACTACCAGCAGACCAATCCGTATTGCCAGCTGAGGTATAGAACTGGTCAGCGCACGCGCTCCAGTACCCTAGACAAGTTACAGCAATGTGATGAACTGTCGCATCTACCAATATCTGAATGTCCATGATGCGACCTTCCCATACAAGTATCTGCTCATCATAGACAGTAACCCGATAGAAATGGTAACCCCTCTTACCCTCTCGTGACAGCCAACCCCATGCCTCCTCAATAGACATACTAATATTAAATGTGCAGGTCTTGAATCCCCCATTAAGGGCTGTCTCAAACATTAGATTACTGACCCTGTCTGTGACATCTACTAGCGTTGTAGGCGATGCAAGATTATCGTCATGGACTCGTACCTCTAAACCCATTATGCTCCCATCACCTGTAGGAATCTGGGTCTATATCTCACCCTCACAGTGAAGGTATCCCCCTTCGTCAGCGTAGAAGTACCTTTAGCCAAGAAATATATCCTTGTGCCATTTGGATGCGCTTCTGGGCTTCTGCCTAGCTGACCCGATGGGAAGGATTCAACCACATCAGACGAACTAACGAGATACAATCCCTTTGCTGGACTCATAGAATCTAGAAGTACATAATCCGTATCATTCCCTTTGGTCGTGTAGTTGCTTCCTCTATCAGTAGGCATAAGATGAATAAAATCTATGTACCAAGCAACTGTCTGCCCTGCATCATTTTCGAGATAGGATGCCGCTGATGGAGTTTCATCCCATCCACAATATATACTCAGCGTGAATGTTCCATCTGTCATGTTATCGGGTGTGCTAATAGGTGGAATTCTAACTGTGCCTAAATCTAGAATCTCACGATTGGACTCAGCACCTGTGGCAATTGCTTGGGCTGGCATCTCAACAAAACTTGCAGTAGCAGGAGTGGTCAGGTGTAACAGGCTAACATCTCCATACGTCCAACCCATACCGAACGCCCACTGTGCTGCATTGTGTGCATTAGAACCACCTGACACCCCGACCTTTACCGCAACAAGACATCTATATGTTCCCTTGGGTATCGTAGCCATAGCATAATCCAACCGATAGTATGCAGTTAATGTCCCACCAAGGGCTGACGCTCCGCTTCCGGGTCTTTCTGAACTAACCTTCCTAGCCGAACCATCACTATGGGATGAATCGCTTTCTGTGCCGTTATTAACGTGCGTGTATCCTGATACACCAACTGTTGTTACGTTCGTGGTACTTGCTTCACCTTCAAGATACAAATCATCATATTGCTGGCCAGCGTGTTTCGCACCTGCCCAGAACTCATCATGGTCTTGCCCTTCTTGTATACGCACCTGTAACTCAGCTGGCATATCTCCGGGAATATCCTCAATATCTATATAGTTACTTGTAGCCTGAGAATCATCTGCCTGATGGTTAGCAATGCTCGCACTACTAACCCATGCTGTCGGTACAGCAGAAGCCAGCACAGCAATCACATTATCTATGTACACCACCCCAGTTGCATCGGCTGCTGTAGCCTCAAGGCGTAGCCTTAGAGTTACCTGAGTAACACTTCCGGGTACTGTATTATTATTGGAGGTCAGCTTGACGAATGAACTGGCATTGACAGTTGTGGTAGCCACCTCAACGTCCGTGCCAGTGTTGTAGTCCAACTCCATAACAACCTTTGCATTAGACAGGGCATCCACTCTAACCCAGCATTGGAACGACCAGACCTCTCCAGCATCTACATCGGCAAGAACTTGGTTGCGTTCTATAACCTGACCGCTACCACCTGAATCGGTCATGGTTAATTTTAGGGAAGCAAGCCCATCTTTCTTGACGGATGTATCTCTTGCGGTAGTTCCTGTTGCTGTCTTGCTTTCAGTCCAATCAGCAAGTGCAGTACCAGCTAATTCAAATCCTGCGTCCAGTACAAAGTTCTGGATAGTTTCTTCTGCGCCATAGGCAAACGGCTCGCAGAGTAGATTTAAGACTCCAACTGCCTTAGTATTAACCCTATGCGTAACTGCAAACTCATCCCCGATAGTCAGTAGGCCATCCAAGACATGAAAGTCCACTTGGTTCGTGGCGTTCTCCCACTTCCTACGCAAGATAACCTGAGAACCCAACCCTGATATTGCATACTCCGATGCCCTTTCCAATAGGCTATGAATAGCGTTGATATTGGCAATGAGATTGTCCTGCGATGTTCCGCTAATCAGCACAGTAACAGTCACTGTGCGATTGTTATATACACGATTGGTTACATCGCTTCCGTGACGGCTCATATTCCTACCACCTAGCGATGTGCGCCGTGGAGGAACAGGTGCATTAAACGGCGATAGTGCCGTATAACTTGTTCCGTCATTTAGGTTGATTGTTGTATCGTCATTCTGTAATGACAAAGCCCAAGCCATATTTGCTCCTTACCCTCCCCCTAAGGCGTCTCTTATCCCCCATTGCATTGTCTCATCTTCATCGTGTAAATCAGCGTCCATTCTGTTAATATTCCTCCACTGACTCCTCTCTACTCGTTCGCTGACTGCTCGCCCTCCTCCTGTAATGGTTTCACTCTGTTCCATTAGCCAATTTATTCCAGCAAAGAATTTGTCGTGCGATGCCATAACTCCAGATTTAGCACCACCTACTCCTGTACCACCACCAAATCCAGTTCCAGCCCCTTCTTGGCCTCCGACTGCTACAGAGGTTGCACTTCCGGGTTTCGGGGCAGCAATAAAATCTGTCTGCCATGCAGATTCTACCTTTTGGGTAGCACCTGCTATCTTGTCTGAACCAAAGACCCAGTCATTAGCCGCTTCAAGATAATCCCCTGCGGTATTTTTGATACGCTGGCCTAACTCCTTGAACTTATCCCCCATTTCCTCAATATGCGGAATCTCTTTACCGAATATTTTGCCGAACTTGTTCACCCTATCAATCATGCCATTGATTGTTTTGATGATATGGTCGATTACTTTACCCATAAACTCTGCTACAGAGCTAAATACATCTTGCGTTATATCTCGTATCCCGAAAAAGTTCTGTTGCCATGCTACTGCTAATGCAGCGACTGCTGCCACAACAAGACCAATCGGAGACAAGATAAGCCCCAGCCCTGCTGCTATCATCCCTAACCCACCCATAAGAGCAGGGAGC